GTATGTCAGGCCGGGGTCCATTTCCAAGTCTCGATTGCGACTCAGACTGTTGATCCGCTTCAATACCTTTCTGGCCTGCGCGTACTGTGCAGCCATCACGGCGGTCACGTCCTTGCCGTACTCCGGTGCAAGCTCCAACGCCAGACCAAGGCGAATGGCCCGGTCATACCCTGGCGGAAAGCTCACTTCTGCCGTCAGTGCGGGCAGATCCGTGATTGGTTTCGCGCTAATCATGGCCAGCTTGTTGCCGCCAGCCACTGGAATACCACTGAGGCGCAACACACCAAGCGGGGTGCTGGACGTGTAATAGGCGTATTTCGGAAAGGTCTGAACGGTGTCCTTGATCGGGATGTTCGCCCAGGTGTTAAGCCCTACCAGGTCAATAGGGAGGGAATTTCCTTCGGTATCAATGATTCGCAAGTGTTCAATCGTTGTCGGGCGCACGGTGTCGAAGTCGCCACCATCGCCAATCGTAAACTCGTTTTGCAGGGTCAGATCGAATTGTTCATGCACCAGGGCAGGCACAAGCAGGGTTTCATTGCTCCAGCTGTCCAGCATCTGCTTTGCATACAATAATGCGTCCTGCAATTCCGTGGGCCTTGCTTCTTCCCCACTTGCTAGGACGCCAATGCTACGCAGTGCGCTGTCAATCAGTCGTTTGGTAGTTGCCATGGTCTTTTACTCCAGGCCACTACGGACCTTCTCAATAAGCGTGTCGGGCTTCCAGGCTTTCATCATCTTCACGCCAAGATACCGGCCCAACTTTACCAGTTCATCCTTGTCCAGCTGCTCGGGATCTTCATTAAAGCGTGCCATCAGCTGGTCGCGTTCTTCATCGTGCCCCTCGAGAGCGGTTTCTTGCTGCTCGGCTTCGGCTTTAAAGTCTGCCGGTGACTCGCACCATCCCTGTTTTGCCAGTGCGTCCATATCATCAACGTCTGTATCGAAGATTTTCGCCTTCTTGTTGGGATGATACCGCCATGTTTGCATGTTCTTCTCCGTCAGGAAGAAAGGGGCCTTGTGGCCCCTATCTCATATTGCTGGTTTACACAGCCGCGCTGAACGGTGTGGCTTCGGTGCCGGTCTGCTGAATGATGCCATTCACAGCCCACACGTTTTCGGCCACGTCCACCAGTTCTACACGATCACCAACGATGCCGCCAGTTGTACTGCCGTCCATTGTGATCGTGTCAGAGTCAGATGCCGCTTCCCATCCATTTACGGAATCGTCGGATTCCGCTGCACCAATAACCACACCCTGCATAATGTCGTCAGAGTTGGCCACTTGGATCACGTTGGTATTGCTGGTTAATTTCGTGCCGACGATGAAGGTGTAACGGAATCCTGAGCCCGTAGCGGGCGGGAGCGTTACTTCTGCACCTGCGGCGGCGTTGACCACGTACACTTCATCAGGAAGGCGCGGCGATACGGTTACGTCTTGAGCTACCTTACGCATGGTTATGTCCTCTCTACAATTTCAAGAGCAAAGGCCGGTGTTACCCGGCCCTGCTGGTTAGCTTTCGTCTGACCACAGCCGGTGCGCAAGCTCCGGATAGATCAGATCCGCACCCCACACGGCGTCAATACGTGTGATTTCGGAATGGTTACCGATATCGTAGGCGCCGGTCATGCTCAGGGAAAGCCCGGATTCCGGATCACGGACACGGGATTTCACAGTTGCAGACTGCGGAAGCTCCAGGTCAACCATTGCCAGCGCAAGGGCGTCACGGTGGAACAGGTAGTTCTGACGATACGCGGTATCTGCCGTACCCAGGACAGTGATTGAGGCGCCGTCTGCCGGTGCTGCGCTCACGTTCTGGAATGCCGCCAGACTGAGAGTATTACCCTCATTGTCCACGGTGGTCAGCGTGCCATCGTTGATAGCTGGACTGATTGAGATGGTCGCGTTACCGCTGCCGTCCGAGTTCACGTCCTCTTGAGCCACGAAATACTGCAAGCGTCCGGTGCTTTGGTAGTTCTGCGGGTTGATTTCAAACACCCCGCCAATCGTGAACACGTCACCCGCTTTAAGCAGGCCGGTAATGCCGGTGTCCCATCCGTCAGTGACCAGGGTTGAACCTGTCTGGCCTGCACCATTGATAAGCGGCGTACCTGCGTAGGCGCCTACTGTGTGCGTTGGCACGTTCTGAGACTGGAACAGGTCAATGTCAGCCAGCGGCCCCATGTAACCTTTCTGAAGCGATTGCTTCACCATCATTTCGTTGAACTTGGTGGAAATGTCGTCGGAAATCTCCGCGCCATCCAGCAAATTCATAATGCCACGGCGCATACCATCGTCAGGTACACCCACGTTGCCCATGTGGGCCTTGGCAAGATGGAATGACTTGGTGCCGATTGCCGTGCCGGGCGTGCCGGAACTGAAAAACGAATTCTTCAGCTTCAGAAGCAGAGAGCGGTCAATCACGTTGGCAATCTGGATCATGCCAGACTTCAGGTAGCGCTCTGAGAAATTCTGAACAGACAGTGTGCGATCGCGCTGGTTAATTTCCAGACCGAAATGCTCTTGTCGGTTAATCTGGAACGGGATGGTCTGATCGATCAATGGCTGCTTAACCAAAGTACGGCCAGACGCGGTTTTGGTGCGGTAAGGCTTTTGCAGGGAAATGGTGTCACCCACCTTTGCAAAGCGCTTTTCCAGGTCACGATGGACCAACGGCGCCATAACCAAGTTGTTCTTCAGAAGCCGCAATGCTTCTTTCACAATGATATCGTCCGTCAAAAGACGGTTATCAACACCTTGTACGCTCATGGTTTATTCTCCAATTACCAAAAACTTCCACGCTTCCTGTCGCGCTCGTTCATGGTGCTCTCATACTCCGAAAAATCCATATCTGCTGTGGTTTTCGTGCTTGAGTCGCTACCCCTCACGGGCTCGATAGGGTCCGGCGCGGACGTTGTTTTTTTACCGGGCGGTTTAATGTTTGCCACTTTGACTTCAAGTTTCCCGATTTCACGGGCTTGAGCCATCGGGCTGAGTCCAGCGATACGGCTGGCCTCGTCTTTGTGCTTGCCAAGGTAATAGGCTACGTCACCAGGACTATCAGCGTCTGCAAGAGCCTTAACCATTTCTTTGGTGATCTGCACGTCTGGCGCGGTCACCACTTCATCGAAGTCGGAATATTTCTCCCGGCTGTTGTCAAACGCATCGTTCACGTCCTCCAACGCCTCGTCATATTCCGGATCTTCTTCTTGGTTCTGGTCCTGCGTTTTGTCGTCGGCGCCCTTGTCTTTTGCATTGTTCGATCCTTTCCCCTGTTTCTGATCGGCTTTCCAGTCGGCCAGTGACTCAAGGTAGTCGTCGTAACTGTCAAAATCGGAAGGGTCCGGTTCGTCGGTGTCGCTATCGCTGATATTGTCGGTTTGGCCGGTGTCTGACTTATCGCCAGAACCTTTTAGCTTGGCCAACTCCTGTTCTGCCTTTTTTGCACGCTCGGTCAAGCGGTCAATGCGTTTCTGGTACCGGCCCTTGGATTTACCCTTAGACTTGGCACCTTCGCCAGCATCGGCGGCGGGTTCTTTATCGGCATCTTCCTTGCCTTCTTCCGTTGAAACGTCCTGCCCCTCCTGTTGGGCCTCTCCTTTCGCTTGGGTAGTGGCCGATCCTTCACCCTGTTGTTCCTGGTTATCGCCTTGCGGCTGATCCCCAACGGCCTCGGTAACGAAAACCTCGTAGTTTTCGGTTTCTTGCTCTGGTGTCTTGGCTTCTTCTGCCATGTCGCGCTGTCTCCATCGCGGATTTTACCCCTATGAAAAGCCACAGGTAGCTAACTGCCTACATTATAGCCTGATTTCAGGTATTACCAGCAACTTGCCGGGGTTGCTGCCCTTGTGACATAAGCTCTGCCATGGCTTCAGCCACCAGGTTGCGCACGGTTTCCTCAATAGAGCCCGGTCCTGCAATCATGGCGTCCCGTTCAATCTCGGCCAGTTTGGCGCGGGCTTCCTCGGTATCAGCTTCTGCCTTAGCCATATCTGCCTGAGCCCTGGCGGTATCGGCTTCGGCTTTGGCCTTGTCTGCCTCTGCCCCTGCCATATCGGCTTCAGCTTTGGCCATGGTCGCCTGCTGCTCCGGTGTCGGCTGCGGTGGCTGAATGCCAAGCTCGTCGGCTTCGTCTTGGTCCAGTATGCCCGGTGGCAATATCTTCTTGAGGCGCTTGCTGATTTCGTCGGCGCCTGGCCAATCCATGTTCTTGGCGATCAGATCCGCCAGCACGGCGGCAGACGATGGCACAGCTTGAGCAAACTGGATCAGGCTGTCAGCTGCTTCAAGGCGTTGCGTCTGGTATCCAGGGCCTGACTTCACAGTTACGTCAAACTTACCTTGCGCCATATCACTGACCATCACAGGTTTCTGCGTTTCCTCGTCCATGATGGTCTGGTTGATCCTGAGCCAATCCCCGGTGCTGTCCTCAAAATGAATCCGGATTACTCGCTCACTGTCGTAAACCTTTGGAATCAACTCAACGCAGATATCACCAATGCGGCCTATGGCCCTGGCCAAGTTGTCGTTATAGGCAAACGTGCCACGGTCGCCCTGCTGCTGGCGTGCCAGTATGGCTTTACCACTGGTTTCGTTGCTCTGCGCACCTACGCTGGCATCGTACAGGCCAATGGTGGCCTTCATTTCATCCGTGAAGCTCATGGCAATCTGAAGCTCTGCCGTGGGCATTGGCGTGCCCTGGTTGCGCTGCGGTGGCGGTACGTCATTGCGGGCGTTGTATCGAAGCACGCTCTGGTTGTCGACGTTGGCGTTTGCCCATTCTTCCTCGTAGCCCTCGATGGATTCAGCGTCAGCTACCCAGGGCGCCTTGGGCGCAAGTGCGGATTTCTCCGTTGCGGCTGTCATCCAGAAGTTGTGCATCCGTTGGGCGTCTTTGCCAAACCGGATCAGGCCACGGTAATAGGTTTTGTCACCCAGGGTCATTTCCTTGCCAAGCACGGGCGCCACGGGAATGCTGCGGCCGGGCCACGTTACCGGGCCTTCCAGGATATCGTAGGCGGTGACCTTCGCCCACTTCACAATGTAGGTTTTGACCTTGCGCCGGCGCTTCTCGGTAACGCCCATTTCCATGAGCTCGTCCAGCACGGGCTTTACTTCATCCTCCCACACCACACGATCGTCACTTAGCAATAGCAGTGTGCGGTTCTTCGGCTCTCGCCAGAAGTATTCCGCCACCCTGATACCTTCCTCGCTCACCCACCAGGAATATTCACCACGGTCTGAGTCAATCAGATCCCCTCGAACTGCTTCCGGATAGCGCTTTTCAAACTCCTTCTTGCGCATCCGCTCACCAATGAAACACCAGTTAGCGTCTGAAAAGTCGGGTTCGTCGGCGTCCGGGTCCATCAGCACAGCAAACCGGTTGTGAATGCTTTTAATGCAAAGATCCTGCTCAAAGGCATCATCGGTGGAATACTTGGTCAATACGCGCAACCAGCCAAAGCCACCTTCAACGGCGTGCTGAAACGCGGTGTCATAGTGGGCTTCGGCTTTGCTGTTGTACTCAATGTTCCGAATCAGGGCCTCGTACACTTCCGCCAGCGAGTAATTCACTTTGCCGGTCAGGTTCTGCAGCTGCTGCGGGTCGTCCTCGCCACCACCTGCTACGTTCGCCTCTGTCGGATGCACTTTGATGGCAGGTCGGTTCTGGCGCTGGTCGCCCAATACCTGGTCCACGTACTGCGGTAGCTTGTTCAGGGTCAGGCACGGTCGCTGCTTCAGTTCGCGCTGTTGCTTGATGTAATCAGGCCACTGCTCCCCGGCAAGGAACTTTATATCTTCTTGTGCGGCGTCAAAGTTGTGCTTCCATGCGGTATTGGCGTAATCCGCACGCTCCCGGATCTCTTTAAGCAACGACTCTTTGCTGTCGTCCTCACGGGTTTTTATGGGTTCTTT